CCCGCGACATCGAAACTAGACCCGACCTCGGTCGTCAACTTCGCTCCATTATTTTCCCCGAGTTTTGCGGACTGTTTTTCCCATGAAAGACCAAGTTTGCCGCGTTCGAGAACGCTCATCTTTGGATATTTTGCTTCATATGATCCAAATGTGGTACGGGTCGAGAGCCTGTCCGCGAGCTTCGTCTTTATATTTTTGAATAGATCAGGTATAGACGAAATCCTGTTATAAAACTTCTTTGGTAACTTTGCCCCACCCTTTACAATTTGGCCGAGCATGCTCTCTTCACCATGAGCAATAAGGTCTGCGACTAATTGGACCCATAGCGTCCTATTCGTCAACATTCCGGGTATTCCGTTTATAAAACTCATTATCCCGGTCCCGGCAACGGCCGGGCTCGTCACTATAGCCTGGGCCTGAGTGGCCGTTATCGTCGCGGGCGGTGTTATAGTCCCGAATACAGTTAACAGGATGTTGTTTTTCTGAGTTGTCGTTAGGCCTCCTGTCCCCGATGACACTGATGTTGAAGAAGACGAAGTTGTGGATTTTTTCTTTCGTAAAACGAAAAAAAGTATTAGAATTCCAATGACGAAGAGAGCCCCTAATCCAAAAATAAGGATTATTATAGAATCATCATCTGAATTATTATTATTGACAATATTGTCCATTACATTACTTTAGCAAAAAAAATGCCATGATCGCCATGAAGCACAAGAGACATATTATTCCACCTATCCAAAGGGTCGATGATTTACAGAGAAATGGAGCCGCTTTACAGAACGCGTTATGTGCTACATCCCCGCCTGCATCGATCGCCGCATTAGCCACATCGGCCGAAGTACTTATGACCTGTTTCACAATGGTCCCGGCCGTATTCAGAATGACACCCGATGTATCGGCCAGTGACCCCGCAAATTGAGTCGAATACGTACTCGTCACCTTTCCGGTCCCGAAATCGCATGATGAAGATCCGAGACCGACTGATGTCATTGCGGTCGGTGTCTCGACCGTGCAATTCGTCGAGCTCTGGATCTTAGTCACGACGAGAGCGATCCCATTCACCGATGGGACCGTACACCCGGGCGCACATCCTGAAATTGTTATCGAGTCGCCTGGTCGCAGGCAGAAAGGATCGGAAACAGGGACCCCACTCGCCCGACTCTCTAGACTATATGTAATATCTATAGTCGTGGATGTAACCTTGGTCATGTTTTTTATTTTTAGGGTCGCACCATTCGTCCCCATAAAAGTCGCCAGGGCGTATATGCAGTATGACACGAGTGCTACACCCATGAGCGTCGTGGTCGATGGTAGTCCAAATTTAGATTTTGCTAGATTCAATCCGGTTCCATCGGCAGCGACTGCCGTTTTTTCGGCCGCTGCCGTCGCAGCATTCGCACCGGTCTTGGCTTCGGCCTCGGCGGTCGAGACCTGAGTCTTAATTAAATCTCTTGATTTGTTCAGGTCCCCAACAATATCATCTATTTTTCCATTCAAGGCCTTTATATTAGCGGCCATTTTATCGAGATCGGCAGCTTTCAGGGCGGCCCGGCCTTCGGCGACTGACATGCTCGCGGCCTCGATTCTCGCACCGGCTAATATTCCTTCCTCGGCCTCCCTGCCCAGGGCCCTTAAGCCTGCACTTCCCTCCTCACCGGCAAGCCTCGCGGCAAGTTCCTCCTCGGCCAGACTCATATACTCTACTTTAAGAAAATAAACGCCCAATTAAAAAATGGTCAATGTTGTATTCTGCCTCCCGGGCTCTTCGTACTCGCGCGAGTTTCTGCTCTCCTGGACGGACCTCGTGATGCGGGTCGCCTCGCGCGGGCATCATGTCGCGGTCAGTCAGCAGCCGACCCGCTCGGCGTGCTTGACCCCAATCTCCGGGACCGAGTACGATGTCGCCATGCTCATCGATTCGGATATCGTCTTCCGGCCGGATGACTTTTTCACGCTCCTCGAGAGCCCCCATGACGTCACGGCCGGTCTGTACCTCAAGGAGCCGACGCTGGCCTCACCCGAGCCTTCGTTCCACGGGACCAGTTTGACACCGGGCGACGTCGGGACCGACCAGTACGTCCAGCTCGACTCGGCCGGATTCGGGTTCATGCTCCTGCGCAAGGGGGTCATCGAGACCAAGGATCCTCAATTCTGGGACGGACCCGCGTGGACCGGCGAGGTCCAGGTCGACACGACCGTCCGGGTCGGTCACCGGGTCGAGATTGTAATCTAGGCCTCTACAAATGTTCGATTGGCTCGATTCCGAATTGACCGAGTTTGATGAGAATGATGATATCGTCCGGATCTTCAACAGGCCCTCAGACATGTCACGGGCCGAATACCGGTTCGTGACGAACGAAATCATAGAATCCCAGACGGACCTCTGGGCCGAATCCCGGATCCGTTGGAACAATTTACCAGATTCAAAAAAAGAAATTCTAGAAAAAAAGACCCAGATGGAATTCCAAAACTTTATGGACATCCGGGAAGGACTTCTCGCGACCCTGAGCGACTACCAGGGCTTTATGCACGTCAAGAGCCAATTTCGTGATATAATTTTGTCGGCCGAATTTAAATGAACCTCCTGGTCGTCGGGGATTCGAAGGATCGGGACACGACCCTGTACCCGAGTGGGAACAGCTACATCCTTCACCTCAATTCCCCGGTCCGTAATGTGACTCGGGTCGATCTCGTCAGCGCGCGCGTACCGAACACGGTCTACAACTTGACCACGACATCGAACGTCATGACGATCGGGGGCGCGAACGTCACGCTGGTCCAGGGGTTCTATAGCGCGGGAGGGCTCGCGGCCGCGGTCACGCTCACCGGCCTCACATGCATGACCTACCTCCCGAACGAAGGTCATTTTCTTTTTTCGAATACTGCAAATTTTAATTTATACATTACGTCCCAAGAATTTGCGACAATGGCCGGGCTCTCGAATGGGACCACGTATTCGTCGAGCCTGGCGACGTCGATCGATCCGGCCTATGCCGGTCAGTACATCATCCGATCGGACAATGTCATAAACATGTCTATGAATGAATTTGTGTACCTCGACATTGATGAATTGAGGACGCCGAATCACGTCGCGACGGGTGCCATAGCCGACTCATCCGGGACGATCAATGGTTCGAATGCCGGGAGGTCATTCGCACCCATCATAATGGATGTCGGTTCGGCGTGCATTAAGAATTTTAAGGAGACTGAATACAAAATTTCGGTCACGTACCCAGAGCCTATCGGAATGCTCTCACGCCTGACTGTCCGATGGTACGACAAGAACGGTGCGCTGCTCAATTTCCGCGGGCTCGAGACCAATGCATTCGTCCTGAGATTTCACGTCCAAAAGGATGTGCGAGACCTTCCACCTCCACCGCCATTGAGAGACGTGGAGCTGGAGCGAGTCATAGAGGCCATGAGCCTGCTGCCCGAGAAACCTCCCGAAAAGAAGCGGAAAATTCCGTGGGCCCTGATCACGATCGCTCTTCTTTTAGGTTTTTTTGTGTACCGGACATTTTTCAATGCGCCGTCACCGCGTATATCGGCTGGCCCTGGTTGATCTTGACATTCTTGGCGACCGCGCTGACGACTAGATAGACCAGAACGGCCAGGAGCGTCGTGAACAGGGCCGAGATGATGTAGTACTGGCCGCCATTCTTGCTGACCTTGACGACCTGGGAAATCATCCACCGGACGACATCCATCCATGCAATCGCACTCGCAAACGAAAACCCGGCCACGATCGAGTTCAGGGACATTGTCTCGAGCTGGGCGCCAACTGTAGATATTATTCCTGCCATTAATTACTGCACAGGAAAAAAATCATCTTCATGGATATCCCACGCCTTGGGTTGATCTTCGTCCTCGTACTCTTCCTCGAGCACGATGGTTGAATATTTTGGACGTCTCTGGGTATAATATTCTTCATCCGAATCTTCGTCCTCGATCTCAAATATTTGAACCTGGCTCATCTATAGCTTTTTTCAGCATTCTTTCTGCTGGACTTTCCGGCACCCAGTCGGCCCATGTTGCCGCGCATTCATTCATCTGACGGGCCGTATCGTCATCCTGGCCCTCATATTCGGTCCATTCCCCCTCCTCTTCCTCCTCCTCCTCCGACTCATCTTCCGATTCTTCCTCGTAAATTTCGGGAAACAGGGACCCGGCCTGCTTCCCGAGGACGTTCCGGGCCGCGAACATCATCCCGAGTCGCATGTCCTGGGCCATGACCATGTCCCGACCGGCCGCCTTTGCGTAGTGGGCCGCGAGGACGGCTGCCGACTCCATGACTGGCAGAATCAGGTCCATAGCTGCAGTCTCAAAGTCCATTATGATTCATAATTAGAAAACAAAACCTCTGTATTTCCGCCCTCGATGACTACAAAATTGTATGCGAGTGCGTAGATCCGTATGTACAGGTTCGTCGTTATTCCATCTACGAGCTTGAATGTGAAATTTTGATTAAAAAGTCTTGAAAAATTGACATGGGTCGTGGGCGTGTCGGATTGGGGATCGATGCTGAACGAGTACATGTAGAAGAGTCGATCGGGCTTTCGGGTGTGAAACTCGAGGGGCTGGAGGATTCGAAGAAATGTCGGGGTCCCTATATACTCCGGTATGTGCGTCACGTTGTTGAAATCGAGCGTCATGCTCACGAGCGTGTCGGTCGTGCCATAGTCATACCCTAGCGCCGAGTCGGCCTGGATGACTATGAATATTTCCTTGACCGGATTTGCAAATTGTGTCTTACATGGCGCGGTCGTCACGCCCCGGCGGACAAAGAACTGCTCGAGCTGGACGTGTTCATTCAGGTACAATTGTTTCGAATTTTTAATGAAATTTCTTTCGGGTTCGTCCAGGTACACATATTCTACATAGAGGGATGCGTTGAATGCGACCGAGACCTTCATGTCCGGGCAGAATGCGCTGGCCTGATTGAATCCGACCCGGACTATGATGGGATCCTTGATCGCGCAGACCGGGATCCCTTTCTTGAGCATGAAGAATGGGATGTCGACCGTGTAGGTCGTGAGGCCACCATTCGCAACGTTCGAGAGATTCTTGCCGGTCAGTTTCGAAAGAGCACCCTGCTTGCTCGCCGGGATTTCAATATCCTGCTTCATTTCTATAAATTCACCCCACTGACGGTCGACCAGCTGAGATCCAATGTACAGGTCGATGTACTTGACCATGAGGGTCCCGGCCGAGTCCAGGATGTTTGAGGTCCCAAAGACTCCCGGGTTTTGAATTTTGAGGTAAATCTTTGAAATAATGTCACCGGACCTCGGGAGCTGAACGAATGTTTCACATCCGAATGAGAGGATGTCGGGCCCAAAGAGGACTTCGTCGATCCGCGAGGTCCACCGGGTCCGGCGCTTGTACTGTTCTGTAAAGTAGGTCACTTCGGCATCCTGGCTCAGGAAGACATCCTCCTGACCGAGGGTCGCGAGGGCCGTCCGTCCGGCCATTCTGCAATCTACTGCGAAATAAACATGAGCCCGGCGAGCCCATTGGCGACCCGCATGGCGTTCATGTTTACGGCCACGACCCGGAGCATCTTGGCCGGGTAGTACCCATCGGCCCTGGACACCTTCAGGTCGAGGCCGACGTGCCTGAGCCGACTGAAATTGATGGGGCTCTTGAATGTTTTCATGTAGAAATTTCGGGTCGGGAAGTTTATAAAATTCTCCATGGGCTCGAGGACGCCGAGCTGGGTCGGGTCGGTGATGCGGGTCGTCACGAGCTCCTCTCCGTTAATGGTCAGGCCTAGATTCACCAGTCCGTCATTCGACCAGTCATACGGAAGTGATCCATCGACCTGGATTACAAAAAATAATTCCTTGATTGGATTTTCAAAATTTAATTCAAAAATTCCATGAGTAAATCCCTGGGCCAGCTGAATGTCACGGTACTGGTACTGTTCGATCATGTAATCGAGATTGGTCCGGGAGAGCCATGTAATTTCGGGTTGGGCCAGGTAGACGTACTCGACTATGAGCGATGCCTGGACCTGATTCGGGGCGGTCGTGATGGCCGTCAGGGCCTGGAGCGGTCTGAATGTGACCCAGATCTCGACATCTTGTCGGTCGATGATTGATATCGGGAGGTAGGACCCCGACTTTTCGTAAAAGTAAAATGGCAAATTGATGTAATAGTCCCGACCGGTCGCGATGGTCATGTCGTACTTGCCGGTCAGGAGCTTGAGACCCGGCTGGTTCTCGTACGGGACGTTCAGGTCGTTCCAGATCTCGATAGATTCACCGGTCAGGGACTCGATCGTCTGGCCACCAACCTTGAGATCCGCAGTCTCTATGGCCCACGTTCCCACGGAATCGTAGTAATGGTACTGGGAGTAGTCCGGTGGCGTGGCGCTCGACGTCAGGGGACTGAAATGGAAATATGTATTATATGTATAAACTGTTGGAAAATTCGAATGATTCACCCGCACGGTCAGTGTCATTGGGGCCCTGTCCACGCGGATAGGTGTCTGGCGCGTCGATGACGTGATTGAATAATTGTATTGCGTATTCGAAAATGTTAACGATATGAAATTTCCGGTATAGAGCTCTATATAACTCGTGCACATGTAGGTTCCGACATTTGAGAATGTGACATTATTCCCGAAAGAAATCATATTTTGGACGCCATTAATATTAAAATCTTCAAAGTTCACCGGGGACGTGAATGGTACGTTTTTATCATTATTGACGAGTATACCATTAAATGGAAGAATGTACCCGCCGTTCGGATACAGGGTCGTTCCTCCGGTCGGGAGACCGAGATAGGTCACGGTCACGAAAGACCAAAAATTAATATCGATATCAGTACCCGGAGTACTACTTATGTATAAAGAATAAACGTTGGCCGCGTTAGACACCGTGACCGGTAAGAAAAACTCACCCGTCGATAAATTTCCAGGAATAGTGTTATTCCATCTGTAGTTATCGATTGCGGTACTTTCATTAAACAATGATACACCCGATATGAGATTACTACCGGCTATTCTCTGAAAATTACATGAAATAAGGTACTGACCGACCTGACTAAAAGTAAAACTGGGGTAATTTGTACCGTCTGGTTGTATTACAGCACCGTAATAAATATTTCCTGATATCCTAAAAAGATCAAAAGGAGTTCCATTCGTATTCATAACACCTTCTGTCGGTGAGTAAGTACTTCCCATTACGGGCCCCGTGAAAAAATCGATAGGCTCTATATATACATAGGTAAGATTGGGTGAATTTATCTGTACGGACAGGACCTGTGTCGAATTGTATACAATAAATGGAACAGTACTCGAAATACTAGGAAAAAGTTGATTATCTATTTCTACAGATATAGACGGACAATCGGTCCGCAACACGTACGTACCCGAGTTTGTAAACGTTATTCCGGCCGGAGTTATCGTAAAGACGCCCGGCGAATCTTCATTGGTCCATACGCTATTCAGGCCAATCTTGGCCGTAAAATCTACGTATCCAATATCGACCGGTCCGTTGCGCGAGAGGAACAGTGATGAAAGGGTGTTGACCGGCCGGCCTATACTGCGCGTCCACCCGCACTGCTCGAGTGTAAAGTCCGGCGTGACCACTCCATTCGCGTCGGGCGTGTAAAATAAGTTTCCAGCATCATCCTTATAGGATGGATTTTTAGGATCAAACCCCCAAAATACACCATCAGATCCACTGAATGTCATTTGGATGGATACATTTCTAAATATAAACTTGTTCAGGTTCGGGTCATATGTCACGCCCGGAATAGGTCCGGCCCATTGCTGAAAATTTGCCGGGATCGAACTGAAGTATTGCGACGCGAAAGAGGGGTTCACATAGTACGTATCATAATCTAGTTGTACAAAAGGAAGGTTTGAAAAATTGTACGGCCAGAACCAGTCCTCTCCGTATTCGGCCAGGGGTGGCAGGGTCAGTTTGAGGGTCGTGGCCCGGACCAGGTCCCCTTTGACCGGAATCCGGACTATGTTGTTCTGTCCCATGTTTATGGCCGACCCGTCGAATGGAACCTCGAACGCCTCGAGCACAAAGGGTGTGTGGCGCTTGTAGACCGATGCATAATAGGTCAGGTCCGGCGCGCCCGTCAGGTGCACGTCCTGTTGACCTATCGCCGCCAACTGGATGAATCCAGATGACATATCTACTAGTAAGGGCCGATATTTTGTCGGGCCGCGCCCCGCGCACCGAGGCTTTTTATCGGTTCCATTTAGGAATGGCGACCCTGAACCTCAGGAAGTTTGATCCGACCACGATGGGCGATGACAAGGTCTGCATCTTCATCGGCAAGCGCGGGACCGGAAAGTCGACGCTCGTCACGGACATTTTATGGTACAAGAAGCACCTTCCGGCCGGCATCGCAATGTCCGGGACCGAGGATGGCAACGGGTGGTACAAACAATTTATTCCGGACATTTTCGTATATTCGGATTATAACCAGGGTGCCCTCGAGAAGTTGATTGAGCGCCAGAAGAAGCTGACGCAGCAGGGTCGGGCCAGTCCGGTCTTTGTGCTCATGGACGACTGCATGTACGACCGGGCATTTATGCGGGACGTGGCGGTCCGACAACTCTTTATGAACGGCCGACACTGGAAGGTTTTCTTTATGATGACGACCCAGTACGTCATGGACATGACCCCCATGATTCGGACCAATGTGGATTACGTTTTTGCCCTGCGCGATAATGTACGGCAAAATCGTGAGAATCTATACAAGGCATTCTTCGGGGTCTTTCCAAACTATGATACGTTCGCGCAGGTCATGGACTCGTGTACCGAAAACTACGAATGCCTCGTCCTGGACAATACATCGAAATCGAACAAGATTACGGATTGCGTGTTCTGGTACAAGGCTCCGATCCGCAAAAACTTCAAGGTTGGTTCGCCCTCATTCTGGCAGTATCACCAGCGCCACTACAACCCGAGACACATTGGCCAAAAGGCAGAACCCCAGGCCAGGCGCAAGGGTGGGACCGTAATTGTGAAAAAGAAGCCGTGACTCGGTGCGTAGACCCCTGATTTCAAATTTCGAGACACATACCAATGGAAACATACAACCCGAATGTCGAAGAGACGCCGATAACGCTCGTCGAAGAAATTCCACCCCCCGAGGAGACGAAGAAGACTGTTCCGACCGGGCTTTTAAAGCCAGAAAAAAAGGTTGACGATGATCAAATGGCGGACTTTTCGAGTCCCATTGAGGAAGTGATGCCGGGTCCAGGCCAGATGCTCCAGAACGAAATGATGGGCCCGCCCCCTCCGCTCGTCCCGGGCAATGTCATGACGCCCCGGGCGTCCAAGAAAAAGGCGGCCAGCAAGAATCCATTCGGGCTCACGGATGAGCAGTTCTATGCGGCTCTCGCGGGCATTGCGGCCGTCGCTGCGTATTCGAACCCGGTCCAATCCAGGCTAAGCACAATGGTCCCCAAGTTTCTGAACGATTCCGGGAAGCAGTCCGTGACCGGCATGGTCGTGACGGCCCTGGTCGCCGCGATAGTCTTTTATTTCGCGAAACAATTCATCAAGAATCGGGAATGACGTCGCCACAGTAATTCTTGGTTCCCTTTTTGGTATAAATTCCATTCTGGATAGCAATTTCCTTAATTTTTTTAAAATTATTCCAAAATGCCGTTGAATGATCATACTCCTTGACCGTCATGTGTGCGAGCTCATGGAGGAGCACGTAGGTCGCCGAGTTTACATCGTCCCCATCAAGACAGATGTAAATTTCGTACCCCTTGTTCACGTTCGATCCTATGACACCATCGCGCTTCCCGGACATGCCCGTGATGATGGCGGGCCTGAGGACCGGATCCCACAGAGAGTCCCCGGTCGACCTGAGGACGTCCAGGGTTTTCCAGTAATTAATTTTGAGAGAATCGAGCATTGAATTACCCGTGAACGCCATGAGAATGATGAGCCACACGGCGAACAACGGGATCACCCTCCACATTCCTATCATTACGGAAGACAAATTTTGTGTACATGTCCGAGATGAATCCATTCGGTCGGATCATCATTGGTTCGCATGAAATAATTTTGAATTTTAATTTTGAAATTAAAAATTCAAAATCCATCATGGGTTCATCACGGAATTCATTTTTGTAAAAGGGTCCATCAATTAATTTAATGCTCGCGTGATCCGAAAAATTTTTGATTGAATTTCCTAAAGAATCAATGAAAATTCCGGACGACCCACACATGGTCTCGATGCGAATCTTTTCGGGCGCGATGCCGATGAGGAGACCGCCCGGCTTTACGGCCCGTGAAATTGCATCGATCGATTCATGAAATGTTCGGTCATCCTGAAATATATAATGGATCGAAAAATTATAACAGACGACATCCCATGGACCATGGGTGGCGACCGCATCCCGGATGTCCCCAATTCCTAAAAAATTAATTTTAAAATTCAATGCCTGAGCCCGGCGCCGCGCCTCTCTGATCGACTCGGGATCTGGATCGATCGCATCGACCCGGGCATTGACCGCGGCCCATTTCTGGAGATCCCCTCCCCGGCCACATCCACAATCGAGTACATGAGACCCTCGGGTGACCCACTTTTTTATGAATTCTCTCTTACAATTGTTGTGCAATTTCCTGAGTTCTTCCATTACTTAAAAGAATAATGCATGATTCTTTTATATGGCTATGCTCGAGGCTGACCTGACGTGTATCCCTGGGCAGTACTTTGCATGCATTTCCCTGGTCGGTCCGGACCTGCCCCAGAAGAATGACAAGTTCGGTCTTAAGATTCGTGGATGTTTTTCGACGCGCGAGGAGGCGGCGACCCACGCCAAGCGCCTTCAGCGTGAGGATGCGACATTTGACATTTACGTCGTCGACCTGTACAAGTGGCTTCTGATTCCCCCCGACCGGGACCATATCGATGATGTTCACTACCAGGACCAGAAGCTCGAGGAGATTATGCTCAAGTACCGCGAGAACCAGAGCGCCGCCGCATCAATGTTCGAGAAGCGCAAGCGCGACATGATTGCCAAGCCGTCGGGTGGAGAGTTTCCGTACATTGACCCGTCCGATGAGAACAGCAAGTATTACACAAAGCCGGACGTGCCACCCATCCCTCACCCGGCGGACCTCCTGGATGACCTGAAGAAGGAGTTTCCGGATGCGAGCATGGAGGAGCTCGTGGCCAAGGCGGACGTTCGTATCGCGGTCGAGGTGATGCGCCGGCGCGAGGCTGCCGCTAAGGTTCCAGAGAGTCCCCCGGTAATTATAGGTCCCGGAGCAGGTCCCTCGGACGCTGCTCTCGCCGAAGATGTTCCGGAGATCCAGTAAATAATGACATATAATAGTAAATGATATTCGAGGTGATCGGTCTAGTAATCGTCACGGTACTTTTGTACCTGGTGGTTATCAAAATCGCACCCATCCCAACAGTATCTCAGAATGGCCCAACGAGCGACTCTGAGATGATGAATGATTCGCAGATCCGAGAGAACCCATGGGTCGGGTTTCTCCAGGAGAATGTGCGGCAGGGGTCCGGATCTACGGGTGATTTTAGGGGAGCCTATACACTCCAGAAGATTCGGGTCTATGATTTTTGAATAATAATGGGCCTCATATTCATGAGGACAACGCCCACGATGATGCCGACGAGAAGAAGTGTCAGAGGGTTTATATTTTTAAGAAAGTCGTTTCCGGGTCGAGCGACGAATGTTTCCGGGGGCCGGATCCACTCCTCCTCCTCGCGGGGCGGTGGGTCCGGGTCGCTCTGGGCCCCCTGAAGAAACGGAAGATTCTCCATCTGTATAATCATCATCACTCTCGTTTTTATCTGGTACGACAAATCCATCTAAATTCCCATATTCGTCCGCATCGGTCTCGTCATCCTCTTCATCTGAATCGGTCGCAATCGCGGACGAAACATCACTCGCCTCGTCGCTGTCATAATCTTCAGGCGCGTAATCGTCCTCGACCTGTTCGACCGGCTCGTAACGTTCGGGCGCCTTGACGACTCGCCCCGAACGGGTCCGGGGATTATCTGACTGTACTGGGGGTGAAATATCCATCTTCTGGGTAATCATCAAATGTTTCGTTTAAGTACTTTGGAAAGAAGTAAAGTCCTTTTTTGATAGAAACCTCTTTAATTTTAAGTTCCCCTTCGTTTCCGAGTTCGTTCGCTATGCCCTGGAGTATGTCGTCATATTCTGGGGTCCCGAGGCCCATGTCCCTGATGTTCTCGATGGTGTGGTACAGGAATGTCGCAGCCTTGTCAATGTCCTTCTCAAGGACCCTTTCGAACCCCTGGAGGTTTGTCAAAAAACGCTGCCAGGTTACCGGGTCCAATCCCGAATACGGGTGGACTCGAATCTCGTATTTCTGGAAGGTTCGACTCGGGCCGACCGGGTAGAAAATCCACAAAAAAGTTAGAAACAGGACTGCCCACAATATCGACATCTTTGAGCTGCTCTACTATAGATGGCGGGAGAATATGTTCCTGACCCCGAAACTCGTTATTCTTGGGGTTGCATTCCTCATCGAAACAACGCTGAGAAATGCGACCCGAACGGATCGAAAACCAGATATGATTCGACTTGTGTTCGCGCCTGATATTCTCACAAAATGTCGAATCGGTCTGAACGTACCACCCGTCGTGGTCGTGCCTCTGGATCCGCTTGATTCGTGCCCGGCGCTGTCCGGTCATGTAGCGCTGGACAAAATCTTGGAGCCCTTCGATGTCGACCGGTTCATTCCTCGCAAACTTTTCAGAATCGCCCCCCTCGACCCGGACCGAAAAGAGCCGTAGGACATTTTCATTCGGCTCCTTTGAAAATTCGAGACCGTCCAGGGACTTCCATGGAATGTACGGGTCGCCCGACGGTTTCTTGTGGGACCAGAGCATGCGCAGACCGGACCCGCCGTACACCGCCGGGTCTATGATGGAGGCCCACGGACCTTCACCGAGGGCCAATAGAATTTTGGTCCGGAGATTCAGGGCCTGTGTCCTATCGACTACGAGGTCCGGCCAGTGGATGTGGACGCCCGTCTTGATCCCCTCCTTGACGGGCCGAGGTTTGGTCCGAGCGATGAGGCACCGAGACAAACTCTCGGTCGCGTCGTGAATTATAGAACAAAAACGGATAATATCTTCATCGCTCAACTTTTCGGGATCTTTGTAATCGAAATCTATGAAAAACCTGAACCGGTTCGTTTTTTGTTCGACGACGTACAACTTTGAACCGGCCTGAATAGACCGAACGTACTCCCGGAAAAATTCATCAGATTCTCCCGGAGGGACATTGAGACTGCCTCCGTCCATGAGGCAATGCGTGACGGGTCCATTCGGTACGCGCCACTTTTGGACCATTGGTTTACATGAGACCCGAGTCTCTAAGTATTACCATTGGAAGGCCGGGTTGTTTGCAATTCTATTTATATCTCTGTTAAAGGTGCCGACGGTGCGGTTGATCGTATTGGTCACGGTAGCGG